CTCAAGCTCCGCTGATCGTTTCTCAGTCTCCGCACCCTTGAGAGCGCCATCAATAACCGCATCAAGACGGTCGATCTCCGCGTTAGAGCGCTTGATAAACTCAGCGTCCGCCTCAGAGACTTCTTCCGTACCGACTTCTTCCACCTTACTACGTAGCGCCTCAATAGCGTTACGACGCTCGTCGTACGCTTTACGCGCTTCATTATGGTAACCCATCAGGGTACCTCCTTCTACGTCCGTAGACGTTAAGTTAGATCCGGAGCCTAGTTGACTCCCGGATGTCAATTAATGCTAGTGACGTAGACTAGCGCTTTACTGAGAGGACGTAGGCCGGAGAGAGGACGTTAGTAGGCTTAGCCTGAGTAACTACCTCTTCCTCTACTGGAGCATCAGCAGTAGTTTCCCGCGTGCTGACACTCTCCTCTTCTTCTTCCGGTACTTCCTCAACACTATCCATACTCCGAAGAGCCACAGTAGTGTCAAGGTAAGCCGGAGAGACCACCGGTCCAAGCTCATAGAGCCGGACCTCATTAAGAGTACGTACCCGTACCCCATCATCATCCTTGCTCCACGCTTCCCCCTTAGGAGGAACGGAGAACGTAAACGAACTACCGAAGAGATCCCCGCGTGAAGCCAGGATCTCAACATCTTTACCAGCGCTAGTAGAAGGTAGATCTACCTCATACCTAACCCCGACATCATCCACGGAGAGCCTAGCAGTACCCGCCCCAGTACGTCCCAGGAGCGCGCCCACGTCATGGTTTAGAGTCACCAGGACATCCTTAGTGTTCTTAATCGTACGGTTAAACGCCCCAGGAGAGATAACCTCCTGGAAGCCGCCCAGATCCTGAGAGCGTTTACCGAATACAGCACCGTAGCCCACCAGGGTACGTCCGCCGTCATCAGCCGCTCTAATCTCAATCCCTACCGCCTCAGCGCCCAGGACCCTAGTTTCATTCTGCTCCATCTTGCTCTCCTTCTACCGGCTCTACCGCCGGATCTACAGTAGGTTCTTCAGTAGGTACATCTTCTTCCGGCTCGTCCTCTTGAGGAGCCTGAGCCAACGGGATCCACGGTACAGCGCCAAGGCCATCAGGGAGAGGAGGTAATCCTTCCTCACGCCTAACCTCATCCGCTGTACGAACTCCAGAGCCCACGTTCTTCCGGTGATTATCCCAGCGCTCAGTAGTAGCGCCACGTAGTAGCGCTTCCTCCTCCAGGTTAATGTAGACCTGGGAAGGAGTAGGACCAGCCTTAGCCGCCTCTACCTCTAGCTGAGCTAGGAGCGTGAGCCCCGCCTCGATACGCTCCAGCCACGGACGTAACGTATGGATAACGTACGCTGTATTCTGCTCAGCCATACCAGTACCCCAGCCGGTAGTATTCGTAGTATCAGAGATCAGATGAGGAGGAATGCCGTAGATTCTAGCTACCTCCTGTACCCCAAACTTCCTAGTTTCCAGGAACTGAGCCTCATTAGGGCTCACCTGGAGCGCCTTAAATTTAGCTCCCTCTACCAGTACAGCTATGGACTTAGCCCTATCAGGACCTCCGAATAGCTCCCGCCAGCAGTCACGTAACGCCTTCTGTCCGATAGGTGAGAGCTTAGCCGTTTCCGGTACCTCCACGATACCGCCAGGAGTACCATCATTAGCGAAGAAGGACGCTCCATACCGCTGAGCCGCCAGGTTAATCCCCAGAGTCTCCGCTGTAGCCTGGATAGGAGACATACCCTCAAGCGAGCCCGGAGCCGTCATACCTCTAAGGTGTAGGATCTCTACCGGAGCCCTAGGCGTAAACTTAGATACACCCTGGAGCGTTGTCTGAGTATTATCCAACGTGTAAAGCCCGCGCTGAGGAATAGACACCTCATTAGGATCCAGCACCACTAGATCCTCGATAGCGCCGCCTAGCCACGTAACCATAATGTACGCATTACCATCAGCCAGCAGAGATACCGCTACCTGACCTAGGAACTCGATCCACGTATCCCAGCGGTTAGGGTAGTCCAACCATACTGGACGAGGACGGAACGGTTTAGGGAGCCCATCAATACGTCTCATGGAGTCACGAGGAAGCGTAGATACACCCTCAGAGATAATCCTCCAGGAAGCGTAAACCGCGCTCAGAGAGGTAGCCGTAGAGGAGTTAACCGACACTCCCGCCACCTTCTGACCGGAGAGTGTCAAGTCTAGACCCTGATCCCATATGTCCTGGAAGGAGAGATCCCTCTCCTCAGCCCCTAGAGAGCCTCTAATAGCGTCCATAAAGCTCATCCCGCACTCCCGTTCTTAGCGTACTCTGACGCCATCCGTAAACTAGCTAGCCCTCCCAGGACCATAGCCGCTGGAGGGTATATCATAACCGTACCGCCTATCACGAGCCCTAAGCCTAGAACCGCCAGGATCACCGTTATAACGTCTCTCATATTACCTCCTAGAGGATTAGTAGTGGGCTCACGTCAGAAGCCGGAGCCTCAGCTACCCATAGTCTCGCTCTCTCGATAGCTATGATAGCCGCTACCGCTAAGTCAATATAGTTACTGGACGCCTTATTATCCTTGGTGATATACGCGCCTGCCGGAGTGTCCTTAAGGTGAGCATTAGCCAGGTGACGAGCTAGCGTAGGGTTACCGTCATGCGAGATCTCGCCATCCATGACCGCCTGATAGAATCCACCAGTAGCCGGTATCATACGAGAGCGGACGTTAGTAGGGAACTCTAGCAAGGGTAGACCGTACTCCTCCTGGAGCCTATGAAGGCTCTGCTCGAACCGGTACGGATCAGCGATAAGCTCCCGTACCTTAAACCTCTTAGAAGCCTCCACGATCGTAGCCTCCACCTCTTCCGCCGGAGTCCTCCAGTCAGGATTATTAGGTGGAGCTTCCCAGGACCCCAGAACCTCTAGGTGGAAGTCCGTCAGAGAGACCGCCACTAAAGCGGTAGAGTCTCCCTTCCATGCACCATCAAACCCTAGGATAACCTCCTCACGATCCTCCAGGACGCGCTCAGGCTTAGCTAGAGCCTTCCACGCTCCAGCCGGTAAGAACGCGCTAGCTGAAGTAGTCCAGCCGTTAAGCTTATAACGTATGAAGGCGGACTCATGAGTCTGCATTCTAGCGCTATCAAACTCCTCAATAGGATCCGGCATAATACCCCACGCTGGGTTATAGCGCCGCCAGACTAGAGGATCCTCATGGTCGAAGGCCTCAGACATCATCTCCTCTTGAGTAGGTCCCCACCATGTCATCCCGAAGCTAGGGTTATCTTCCTCCCCCTCCTGAGCTACACCGTTAAGGAAGTGACCTTTAGTAAGTCTCCCCATCTGATAGAGCTTACCTAGAGGAGACTCCAGATCATAACCAGCCGTAGAGATCACGAGCGTAAGCGGACTCTTACGAGCCGCCGCGCCCAGAGTCAGAGCCTGATATAGGTCCGGATTCTTAAAGATATGAAGCTCATCAAATACCACGAAGCTAGGGTTAAGACCCTGCTGTAGCCCGGCATCCGAGGATAGCGCCTTATAGATCCCGCCGTTAGTAGTGCAACGGATCTCATTCCTAAACGTATTACAGATCTCAGAGAGCGCCGGAGACATCTCTATCATCCGCCTAGCCTCATCAAATACTAGCCTAGCCTGAGCCCTATCTCCAGCCGCGCTATACACCTGGGGGCTCTTATCATGACGATCCCCCACTAGGTGATAGATAGCCAGCGCCGCTCCTAGTTGGCTCTTCCCGTTCTTACGAGGAAGCCCCAGGACGTACGACCGTCTCATCCTAGATCCGTTAGCCTTCTCAGCGTACAGATCCTGGATGATAGCCCGCTGGAACGGCTCCAGGATAAACGGTTGACCGTGGAAGGAATGACCTAGCGTTAGGAACGTCTCAATAAACTGGATGACCCTATCCGCTTCCTTCCGCTTAGTCTGCATTATTCCCCCTTAAACTCCTCCGCCTCCATGAGACTGTACGATAGATACACCGCTAGCCCGATAGCTACGAAGTGTAGAACTATCAGTACGCTCCAGCCCGTAGCCAGATACCCCGCCAGCCCCAGGAAGCTAAGAGGGAAGATAGCCGACACCGCCACTAGCTTCCCCGTACTCATTCCGAGGATCCTAGCCGCTCTTCTAGCTCAGTAACCCTACCCTGGAGACCGTTGATATAGCCGCCCTGACGACGATTAATAGCCTGCTGATTGTCCAGCTGACGCGCCACTCGGTGCAATAGTTCCCGCTCTTCTTCAGTCATATCCGAACCTCCCGTTAAAGCATCGTCAAGAATTAGATCTAGCCTCACACGTTCCCTGATCTCAGGTATCCTAGCTATCAGCCGTGACCCACAGCAAGCAGTAGACCGATACTCTCTATGAGGAGCCAGCACGAAATCACGAGTGACGTAGCCCGCCAGGATCCACCTACGTATCAGCTGGGACACCGTTTCGACTACCGTAGTAGAAGCCTCATCCTTACCCGCCGTCTCGAAGTCACCAGGCACCACGATAGACAGAGAGCGCGTATCTATAACGATACCGCTATTCGTCTTACCCGTAGCTCCTCCCTGGACCAGCGGACCACGTAGGTCCGTGAAGTCAGGAGAGACGTTAGACGCCGCACCGTTATAAGCGATATCGTTATAAACCTTCGTATGATGGTAAGCGTCTACCGAACGAAGAATATCGAAGAACGGACCAGCCGCCGTAACCGTATGGTGAAGGACCACTAACGATACCG